ATAGGTCGCCGCGACTCGATGGGATTTCCCCAAACGGTGATGCTCCTCGACCCCGAGGCCGTGCTGGTGCGAGTCATCGACGGGCGCATCGAGTACAAGGTCGCCGGCCGCAGCGTCGACGCCTCAGACATTCTTCACATCCGAGGGTTTACCCTGCCGGGCCATATCGTCGGCCGGGGCCCGCTCGCCTATAACCGGCAAAGCATCGGGGCCGCTCTCGCCGGCGACCAGTACGCCGCAAACAGTTTCACCGACGCAGCGCTCCCCGATGGTGTGCTTCATTCCGAGAACGAGATCACCAGCGACCAGGCCGCCGCGCTCAAGTCGGCGTTCATCGCCGGTAACGGTGGCCGGCAGCGAGGCCCGGCAGTGTTGTCCGGCGGCGTCAAGTATCAGCCGCTCGAGTTCTCTAGCGTCGATATGGAGCTCCTCGACTCTCGCCGTTTCTCGCAGCTCCAGATCTGCTCAATGTTTGGCGTCCCGCCGCACCTCGTCGGCGTGCCGTCGCAGGACTCCAAGACCTACAGCAGCGTCACGCAGGATTCGCAGGCGTTCGTATCGTTCACGCTGCGGCCCTGGCTTACGCGCCTCGAGGAAGGTTTCTCGACCTTGCTACCACGCGGCCAGCGGGCCCGGTTCAACCTCGACGCCCTACTACGGGCGTCGACGATGGAACGGTACCAAGCCCACGCCGCCGGCATAGCGGCCGGTTTTCTAACAGTTGAGGAAGTACGCCGCCTCGAGGAATTGGACTAGATCATGGAAATACAGACGCGCCATATAGAGCTCGCCGGCCTCGAAACCCGCGAAGACGACGACGGATTCCGGCACCTCGTCGGCGTCGTCGTCCCGTGGCACGGTACTTACACGATGCCGAACGGCACCACCGAATCGTTCGCCCGGTCCGCGTTCGACAAGTCCGTCGCCGAGCGAGGCGACCGGATCGCGCTCTACCAGCAGCACGCGACGACGGACACGCTCCCGGTCGGTAACGCGGTCGAATGGTCGAACACGACCGATGGGCTCGTCGCTGACTTTCGTATGGCTCGCACCGCCCGCGCCGACGAAGTCATAACCCTCGCCGAAGATGGCCTCGTGTCGGGCCTCTCCGTCGGGTTCCGGCCGATACGCAACCGAAGCGAAACTCGCAACGACCGCCCCCACGTCGTACGCCTCGAGGCCGCCCTGGACCACGTCGGTTTCGTGGCGACACCGGCGTATGACGACGCCCGCGTGCTGGCCGTTCGAGCGTTCGACCCCGACGACGAACAACACGCCCCGCGCCTCGCCCGGTGGCGTCATCTCCTCGCATAACGTGAAAACGTCACAGCTATGGGCTAATCTGACCAAACAATAATCGCGCCGCTTGAAACGCCGCCCTCGGGCACCTTTCTGGCACTCGGTGAATCCCAGCAAATTACCGACCCGAAAGAGGCAGCCGTGCGGCTACTTGACCAACTTGTTACCGAGCGCGAAGAAATTAGCGCCACTATGGAAGGCGTGGTTACCCGCGCCGCCGACGACCACCGCGACATCTCCGAACCCGAGGACGCAAACCTCCGCGATCTCAAGACTCGCGCCGACAAACTCGACGAGCGCATCGCCGAGCTCCGCAGCATTCAGGTATCGAACCTCGAGGCCGCGAAGCTCCGCGCAGAGGTCCAGGCGACTGACGACGGCGAAACCCGCGCCGCTGCCGGCATCGCTAACGTCGTCGTGCATTCCGAGCCCGTTACCTACTCCGACGCTCGCACCGATCGGTCTTTCTTCTCCGACATTTACCACGCGCAGATGTACGGCGACATCGGGGCCACCGACCGGTTGCGTTCGCATCGCGAAGAAACCGGGCTCGAGAACCGTGACGGAACAACTGGCTCGTTCGCCGGTTTGGTCGTTCCGCAGTACTTGACGAACTGGGCGGCCGATTTGGCACGCGCAGGACGCCCGTTTGCCGACCAATGCACCCAGCTCCCGTTGGGCTCGGACGGTATGACGATCAACATCAGTCGTGTAACGACCGGTGCAACGGCAGCCGTGCAAGCCGCCGAGAACGACGCCGTTTCGGAAACCGACATCGACGACACGCTTTTGACGATCGACGTTCGGACCATCGCCTCGGGCCAGCAGCTCAGCCGCCAGGCCATCGAGCGTGGCACCGGCGTCGACGCCCTAGTCGCGGCAGACATGCTCGGCGCGGTCAACACGAAGCTCGACAACCAGCTTCTCAACGGCACCGGCTCGTCTGGGCAGATGCTCGGACTTACCAGCATCACCGGCACGAACGGCGTGACGTACACCGACGCATCTCCGACCGGAGCAGAGCTCTACTCGAAGATCGTGGACGGCATTCAGCAGGTCAACAGCAACCGGTACGCCGGCGCTGACCTCATCGTCATGCACCCTCGCCGGTTGGCGTTCCTCCAGGCAAGTGTGGACTCGTCGAACCGTCCGCTGGTCGTTCCTTCACAGAACGTGCCATCGAACGCGATGGGCGTCGGCCCGGTCGCCGGTTACGGCAACACCGGCGCAAGCATCGCCGGCCTACCCGTCGTGTCCGACGCGAACGTGACCACCGCAGCCGGTGCAGGCACAAACGAGGACGAGATTTACATCGTCCGCCGTGCCGACATGCTCCTGTTCGAGGATCCAGGCTCGCCGGCAATGGTTCGGATGGATCAGACCGCCGGGCTCAATCTGACGGTCACGATGGTTTCGTACCAGTACGCAGCATTTGCTGGAGGTCGCTACCCGGCGTCCGTGTCCGTCATCAGCGGCACCGGTCTGGTCACCCCGACCTTCTAATAACCGCCCCCGCCCACCCGTTGCGAATACGCAACTACGGGCACCGTTCCGCCGCCGGCCTTACTCCATTCGGCCGGCGGCGGGGCACTCTCTCCAAAAAGGCGCAAAATGTCGACACTTTGGGAAAAGCAAGCACCCGCTAGGGTCAAGAAGACGCCGAGCGGGCCCGTAACAGCCGCTGTTGCGCCGGAACCAGCCAAGGCCGTGAAGGCCACCAAAAAGAAGCCAGCCGCTCAGAAGGGCTAACAGTGGCATATACGACGATCACCCTCGTAAAAGATTATCTGGGTATCCCGAGCGCCGAGGCAAGCCAAGACACCGCGCTGACCGCTGCCGTGAACGCCGCTACCGAAACGGTGAACGGCGTATGCAATACCAATTTTGACACGGTCAGCGAAGCTCGAGTGTTCCGGCCGGCCGATCCTTACGTCGTGTACGTCGACCAGTTCAACACGGTCACCGGCCTCGTCGTGAAAACCGATACCGACAATGACGGCACCTATGCCACCACCCTCGTGATAGCAACCGATTTCGTGGTCGAACCGTTCAACACGGCCCCGTTTACGATGTTACGAAACGTGTCGGGCACCTGGCCGACGTACACCTCGAACCGGGCGACGGTTCAAGTAACCGCCGCATACGGCGACCAAGTAAGCACGGGCGTACCGTACGCGATCCAGCAAGCCGCGCTGATGCTCGCCGCCCGCTACTACCAGCGCCGCTCGAGCCCGCTGGGGATAACGACCGGGTTCCAGGATTGGGGCCCGATGCGGATTAGCCGCCAAGACCCCGACGTGAACGCGCTACTCCAGCAGTACAAGCTACTCAGCACCGCGTAATGGTTTCATACGCAGCGATACGGGCCGCGCTCGCCGTCAGACTCCGAACGGTAGACACGTTCCTCGTCGTGTACGACACGGTCCCCGGCCGCGTGGTCGCCCCGTGCGCCGTCGTCGCTCCCGGCCGGCCCGTCGCCGCCTACCATCAATCCATGCAGGGCACCGGCGGCCAGCTCATACGATTCAATTTCGACATACTCGCTCTCGTGCAACCGATGGCCGAGGAATGGAACCAAGACACCCTCGACGCTCTCATCGCCGGCAGCGATTCGGTGCCGGCAGCGCTCGAGGCCGACCCGACCCTCGGCGGTATCGCCGCTGCCGTAGTGGTCACCTCAGCGAGCGACTACGGAATGATAGGATTCGCCGATACCGAATATGTCGGCGCACGATTCAATACCGAGGTTTATGCACGATGAACAAATACAAAGTGACTAGCCGCCGTGTCGCCGGCCGTAGCATCGGCGACGAGCTCACCGCTGCGGACCTTGCCGGCGTCAACATCGACGCTCTCGTAGCCGCCGGTCATGTCAAACTGGTCGCAGAACCTACAACTACCAAAAAGAAGGATTCCGAATAATGGCCGTATTTGCAGCGCTAGACGTCGAGGTGACCGTTAACTCGGTGGACCTTTCCGATCATGTCACCAGTTGTTCGTTTTCGCCGACCGGTGCCGATATCCAAACGACCGCGTTCGGCGATCTCAACGTGACCCGTATCGGCGGGCTCCAGGACGGCAGCCTCTCGATCGAGTTCCAGTCAGATTTCGCCGTGTCCGAAGTGTACGCGACTCTCGTCGCTCTCATTAACACGTTGACGACTGTCACGGTGAAGCCGACGAGCGACGCGACCGCGGCGACCAACCCGCTCCACTCGGTTTCGTGCCTCGTAACCGAGGTGCCGTTCCTCGACGCGAACGTCGGCGACCTCGCGACCTTCTCGGTTACCTGGCCGATGTCGGGCGCGGTCACCATTACCACGTCGTGATAAACCTCGAAATTACGATAACGACGACCGACGGCGAGACGTTCTCAGCGCGGCCGAACACTGGCACCATTATGGCGCTCGAGGAACACTTCCACCTCGACTCTGGGATCACCGCGATTCAACAAATGAACCTCAAGTATTTTGCATGGCTTGCTTGGGAGAAACGACGACACGACGGCCATACCATGCCGCCGTTCGAGAGGTTCCGCCTACAGGTAGAGGATATGGATTTCGAGGTCGACACGGCCCCTTTAGCCGGCGAGGAAGCGCCTACCGGGTAGCGGAGCTCGCTATCGCGACCGGTCAACCCATCAGCGAAATACTCAATGCCGACGTAAACATCATCCGAGCGCTCTACGCAATCTTGAAAGAACAAAACCGGAAAGGCTAAACGGTGACAAAAGAAGCGGTAACGATCACCGGTGGCCGAAAGCTACGAAAAGCGTTTCGCGACGCCGGCGAGGATATGTCAGACCTAAAGGCGCTGCACAAACGTCTCGCGGATGATGTCGCCGGCACCGCGAAAACGAAAGTGCCCGTGCAGTCGGGGGCGCTAAAAAACTCGATCCGTGGTTTTGGTGGGACAGCGAAGGCAGCAGTTCGGGCCGGCAACAACCGCAAAAGCCGCACCGGTGTCCCTTACGCTGCGCCGATCCATTTCGGGTGGGGCCGGCGGGGGATTAGGCCGCAGCCGTTTTTGTATGAGGCGCTCGACGACCGCCGCCAAGATGTCGTCGATGCGTATAACGCCGAGGTTCGGCGGATGATTCGCGACGTGTTCTAGGATCAGACTATGGCTAAGAGCTCGAGCGTTATCGAAGTAGCGATAGTCGCCGATACTAAGAAATTCAAGAGCGGGTTAGAGGGCGCAACCTCGAAGCTCGACGGGTTCACGCGCAAAATTGGGTCGGCTAGCGTCAAGATCGGCAAAGGGTTCGCCGTTATGGGCGGCGCTGCCATCGGCCTCTCAGTCGTCGCCGGTAAACACCTGTTCGAGGTCGGCGAAGAACTAACCAGCCTCGACACGAAAATACAAACCGTGTTCTCGGGTAAGTCGCTCGAGACTGTAGAGAACTGGGCCGACGAGGTCGCCGGCCGTATGGGTCTAACGTCGACCGCCGCCCAGGGCCTCGCCGCTAACGCCGGCGACCTACTAAAGCCGATGGGATTCACCGCCGAAGCCGCTGCGGAAATGTCGACCGAGATTGTGGGCCTATCCGGTGCCCTCTCGGAATGGTCGGGCGGTCAGCGCTCGGTCGAGGAAACCGCCGAGATACTCCAGAAGGCGCTACTAGGCGAGCGCGAGTCGCTAAAGACGCTCGGCATCTCGATTAATCAAACCGAGGTCGATCAGCGGGCGCTCATCATCGCGCAGAACGCCGGCCGCGACGCGATCACCGCTCAAGACAAAGCGATCGCGACTCAGCAGCTCATCATGGAAAAGTCGACCGACGCTCAAGCGGCGTATGCGGACGGCGGTAACGAGCTCACCGCGTCGCAGAACATGCTCAAGGCGACTATGGGCGAGCTCGAGGAAACGGTCGCTCGCAAACTCCTCCCCGTGTTCGCTGACCT